ACATTACATCACCCAACTTTCCTGAGTGTAAGATAACCACTCACCAAGGGTCATTAAGCCCTTGTATTCTTTACATTTACCGCAAAACATTTCGCTTGCGTAGTCTGAGCAGAAAGCGCAGACAATTAGATTAGCCTCATCGGCTCGGACATTAGAGAGAGTAATCTCTCGGATTAGTGTAGTCATTTTAACTACCTTTCTTAGTAAGACTTTCTTACTTTCTTTATACTATAATCCTAGCAGGGGGGTCTGACATTTAGGGGGGTTACTCGCTAGTATTCACAAACTATTTTTGTGAGTTACACCACACTCACGCTCAAGGTCATTTATATATGTGCGGACTATATAGACAAAACGGACATCTGAAATACGTGTATCATACAAATTAAAAATTTATTAACATTTTGATAAATCTTAAATAGTAGTCAACTAAAATCTATACTGGTATAATTAATAAATGAAAATAAGCTCTGAAGAAGCACGTGCAATCCTTGACACAAATAACTACGTGGTCTTTAGAAATTATGCTACTCCACCAGCAAGATCTTTATTTGATAAAGCATATAAACAAAAAGAGAATGTAACAAATAGTGATGATGGAAAGCCTTTGGGCTCAATGAAAGTAGTACCTGAATATTTTTTTGAAGACGCAAACGTAGATAATTTTTATAATGAATGTTCAAGTCTTTACGGCGTAAAAACTACACTTTTACTCATAGAAGGAGTGGGTGGGGGAAGTCCAACAACTAAACATTCAGATGAAAATGACGTAATACATTGGCAATGCATGGGTAAATCAGAATGGACTTTTTATGATAATCCAACAGATTCAATACAGTTTGAAACAAAAATTATATTAAACGCTGGAGATGTTGTATGGTTTAAAAAAGGCAAAAATCATTCTGTTCAAAATTTAGAAGACAAATTTTCTATTATTTTTAATGAAAAAAACATACTTAAAGATTTTCTTGTAAAACAATATGCTGCGGCAGGAAGAGAGTTTATATAATATGAAAAATGTATACATGATTAGCGATTGTCATCTATCTAGGGCAATAGAGCACTACTATCCAGAAAAACACGAGGTTAAATTCATACCTTGGCCCAAAGCTGCTAAAAAAATGCATGGATTTAGTGTTGAGCAAATGCGGGAAGAAGATGAGATGTCTTCTGGAGTTGAAATTGCTAGAACCGTTAATCATATGCCACAACCATTCTCAATCATTAAGGATGATGGCATATTGGCCTTATGGATGGGATATGTTGATACTAGAACATTTTTACCTAAATATAAAAATGCGGACAATACGGTAAAAATGTTCATTCAGAACATAAAGGACAATTTCCCTAATTCTAAAGTAGTTGTAATAGAGCCATTGCCTCAGTTTACTGAGATGCTTTTAAAACATGAAGGAATTAGTCCTTACTACACAATTATAGAAAGAATAGATCAGAATAGAGAGTTCTTGGCTGCATTGCACAAGTATTCAAGTGAAGCTGGATTCGATATAATTATTACTCAACAAGATATATTAGATTCATTAGGAGTTCCTGAGCTAACTCCATCTATGACACATACAGATGCTCCTCATCCAGTAGATGGATTAAAACCTGAGTATATGGAAAAGATCTGGAAATTGTTTTCAGATAAACTTAGTATTATTGCAGTTGACTAGAATATTATGTATAGTATAATTGATTTATGATTAATAAATACTGTAAAAAATGGATGATACCTACATTGCTATTTTTTTCTGCAAGCATATTCTTAGCTGATCAAATTAGAAAAATGGGCGGGATAAAAGATATCTTTGATATAGAGGACGAAGATGACCTATAAGAAGTGGAAAGTATATCTATTCCTATTTAGAGCATCTATGTTTCTATTTAGTCTATTTCTCGTCTTACTTGCTTCTGGGAAACTCTAGAATATTCACGTAAAGGGTTATTTTGGCCCTCCCCGCCCTTGGGTAGGCAAATAGCCTAGTAAAGGCTTAGAGAGCCTCTAGAGGCTTTATATGGGGTATGTCAGGAAGTTGCTGCAGTTCAGATAATATGTTTCACATGAAACAATATGTTACAGTTGACTAAAATGTGTTCTTCTCGCCGACGCACTTTTTTTCGCACTATATGGCGTTTAATGTTCTTTAAATTCACCCATATATGCATCAGATAGCTCTGGACCCTCTAGGCCAGAAGCCTGGTACTTCTTAATTTTTTCTTTTGTAAATTGAGGATTTTCTTTTAATGGTTTCATCCATATAGCAGTAAATTCTTCTAGTGTAAGAGTATCTTTATCTTTAATTTGCTCGTAATACTCTGGGGTCTTGTAGTTATAAAAAGATCCAGGATTATCTTCTGCCTTTAACACAAAGTTTGAGAAGGCATATCTTCTACCAGATGTGACTGGATTAACTCCGTGAGCGTGTGGAGAAAATGCCCCGTGAATTACTAGATCTCCTCTTTCTGGCTTTATTTTTAAATTATTTTCTGCGGGAACTCCTTCAGATCTGTTTCCGTCTTTGTCTATGTTTACGTAAAATATTTCTCCGCCTTCAAACTCTCCAAAATATGCAACTAAGCCAAAATCTAATTCACAACAAGTTTTCCAAACGTCTACTTGGGAAAGTCTGTGACATTCTCCTTTTCCAGGAGAATCAGAGTGTGTAAACATTCCCTCGTTCATTTCTGGAGTAATAATTAATACGTTGCCTTGAGGATGCATAACATACTCTGGATACAAAAGTTCGCTTGCCTTTTCCCAAAGTGGATGTATGGAAGCAAGTGGGGGGCTAATTTTATTAGAATACCAGCTGATTAAAGTATCTCTATATTTTTCTTTCATATCGTAATCTTTTAACTCGTTTTCCACGGTCTTGCACTCTTCGTCTGTATAAAATCCTTTAAATATAAACACTCCGCTTTGTGTGCCGTAATCATCTGGGAAAAATGAAGCTTTTATACAATCTTCTCTGTCGTAAAACATTATTTACCCATCATTCTTTTTAAAATTTTTTCAAATTTTGATTGATGATTTTTATTTTCGTGTTCAACCTTACAGTCATCCTTACATTTTTGCGGATGAGTGAATTGTGGACTTCTCATAAAGTTAGCGAAATGATGTGCCATAGTAATATATATTATATCATGCAAACCCCCTACAGAGGCGGATCCGTAGGGGGTTTGTGCATTTTCATGCAATCAGGGAAATCTTACAATCTCAACCTGAATATTAATTATAATATATTATCAGAATTAAGTCAACGCTTAATTACAAAAGCTTGCTGTGTACTGAATTCAATTATATTTTCTCTTCCAAAAAAATCCACCATTGCTTTTTTTGCGCCAACCGTGTTGATTGAGCCAAAATCGTCACAAATTAAAACCCCGTCAGGCAGCAATCTATCCCAAAAATACTCTATAGATTGTTTTGTGGGGGCGTACAGGTCAACGTCAATGTGTACCAAAGAATATTGTAGTTCTGGGAGTAAACTAAAAACATCTGGAACCCAACCCTTAAGCAAATTAACATTATTAAATTTATTTAAATAATTTTTTGCATGTGAGATATCACAGGATAGGGAACCCTTAACAAAATAATTAGTATCTATTCCTGGGGTTGGCTCCGAAACACCTTCAAATGAATCTATTCCTAGAAATATTTTTTTGCAATAATCTGCCATGAAATACATAGACATTCCAGCATAAACACCTATTTCAACAAAATTAGAATCTAGCCTCTGTTGTCTTTTTGCAAATTGCTGTAAAACATAAAGTCTTTCATTAATCGGGTCTTCTATAGAATTGTCAAAATTTCCTATAGCCATAAATTCTTTAAAACATTTTTTAAAGTCTTCGTCATTAGCCCAGACATTAGTTCTTGATATCATCTATGTCTTCTGCTGGTGAAAATGATGGAACTGGGCCGAGTAAATATCCTGCTTCATGATAAGATACCATTTTTTGCGTATCTTCAGATCCCACTATTTTATTTGAAATAAGGCTTAGTAAATCATAAATTCTGTGTAGCATTATGTAGTTAACCATAGGCAGGTTATCTTCTAAATTATTTGTTTCCGTCTTCTGGTCTTCCTGCATCTAACCACCAAATTTCTCTACCCATAGCATCCGTTTCGGAAACTGTGTCGTACTCAAAATTAAATTCTTTTTTGTTCATCTACTAATTCTACTATATTTTCATACTTAGATATACCCATAGTATTTTTATAATCGCATTCAAGGCAATATAGATATATAAGAGACTCCCCGTCTCCATTACATAAAAGAGAGCCCTGATCCTGTGGGCATAAAAGCTTAGGAACAAGGCCCTCTTCCGAAAGTTTAATGTAAGTAGACACGTACTGTATCCTCATTACACTTCCTTTCTAACTGTTTGGGAACTTTAAATAAAATTCCTGTGCTCTTGGGGTTAAACCCTTCCAAGCTGACCAATTGTTTCCGCCATCAGTCATATAATACGCTATCTCTGCATTTCTAGTTGGGTCAAACAATGACTCATTTGACTTTAAGCTAAATTTTTCTTTACGATCTACGCCGAGTTGACCCAACATATTGATCTGAAAAATTCCGTAAGAACTGTCTCCAGTATTCCTGTTACCATTATACGCTAGTGGTCGTCCATTAGACTCACTCTTAGCAATGGCCCAAGCCGTTTTAAGGGCTTTTCCTTCAAAGCCTACTGCAACCAGTAGTTCTTTCAATTCAATGTCTGAAAGCATTTGTGAAGGCTTATAAACAGTATTGCTGTACTTCTCTAAGGTTTCTTTCTTAAGTTGTACTTCTGTCTTTGGTTGTACTATTAAAGCTTGTGCATTTGTTGCATGAACTGTGTTGGAAAACAAAAACATTACTGTTAATGTAATCGCAGCATATTGATGAACAATATCGCTTAAGCTTTTCTTTATATTCTCCATTGGCATTTCCTCCTTTAGAGATAGCGAAGTATAATCATACCATTCTAAGCAAGAATATGTCAAATAATTTTTTTCTTGACAAAGAATATCTATTTAGTATAATTCCATAGGGGGGTCGGGGGGTCAGCAAATCAAACAAATCAATATATATTATATATATAGTATTATATATTACAGTTAACTAAAAAACAACAATAAAAATATTTTTTCTTTTCTTTTAGAAAAAAGTTTGATACACTTATACCTCACTCAAAATAATTAATCCGTAAATCGGAAGAAAAAAGGCGAAACATGAAAAATACTATTGATAATCCTTATGAAAATTTTATTGCACTATCTAGATATGCTAAATGGGTAGAGTCAGAATCACGCAGAGAAACATGGGGAGAAACAGTAGATAGATATTTTTCTTTTATGACAAATCATTTAAAACAAAATTGTAATTATATTCCAAATGAAAAGCTAGTTGCGGAATTAAAAGAGTTTGTGTTTGAAAGAAATGTAATGCCATCAATGAGAGCAGTAATGACATCTGGCGCCGCACTAGAAAGAGATAATGTAGCAGGATATAACTGCGCTTTTTTGCCAGTAGATTCTCCAAGATCTTTTGACGAAACAATGTATGTTTTGATGTGTGGTACTGGGGTTGGATTCTCCGTTGAGTATAAGTATATTAATAAGCTTCCTGCCGTTCCAGAATCTTTGGAAAAATCTACTACTGTAATAACTGTAGAAGATTCAAAACAAGGATGGGCAAGGGCATATCGTGAATTACTTGCATTACTTTGGTCTGGACAAATTCCAGCCATAGATGTTTCTAAAGTTAGACCAGCAGGAGCAAGACTCAAGACAATGGGTGGAAGATCATCTGGACCTCAACCCTTGGTAAATCTTTTTGATTTCACTATTGCAAAATTTAAGAATGCAACTGGTAGAAACCTTAAGCCAATTGAGTGCCACGACATTATGTGTAAAATTGGAGAAGTTGTAGTTGTGGGTGGCGTTAGACGCTCTGCAATGATTTCTCTTTCTAATATTAATGATATAGAAATGGCACAAGCCAAATCTGGTAATTGGTGGGAGCAGAGTCCACAACGTGCTTTGTCTAATAACTCAGTTGCATATTCTCGTAAACCAGAAATGGAACAGTTTATTGCAGAATGGAAATCTCTATACGATTCTAAATCTGGAGAACGTGGTATATATAATGTAGCTGCAGCACAAGCACAGGCTGCAAAGTTTGGTCGAAGAGATCCAGACATTCATTATGGAACTAACCCATGTTCTGAAATTATTTTGCGCCCATATCAATTCTGTAATCTTTCAGAAGTCGTATTGCGTGAAAACGATACTAAAAAAGACATTCAGCGTAAGGTAGAGCTAGCAACTATTCTTGGGACATGGCAGTCTACATTAACAGACTTTAAGTACCTTCGTAAAATTTGGAAAGACAACACAGAAGAAGAAAGACTATTGGGTGTTTCTTTAACTGGACAATTTGGTCATAAGTTTATGTCTGGTAAAGAAGACTTAATTGCACTTGAAGCATTCTTGATGACATTGCGTGAAAAAGCAAGAGAAGTAAACAAAGAAGAGTCTGGAAAAATTGGAATTCCTGAATCTGCGGCAATTACATGTGTAAAACCTTCTGGAACAGTATCTCAATTAGTTGGAGTATCTTCAGGCATGCATCCTTGGCATTCACCATATTATGTTCGTACAGTTCGTGGTTCAAAAGGAGATCCAATCTCAACATTTTTAAAAGAAGTTGGTATTCCAGTAGAAGATGATTTTATGAAGCCGAATGAAACTTATGTATTTTCATTTCCAGTAAAAGCACCAGAGGGTGCAATCGTAAGAAATGATTTAACAGCAATTGATCACCTAAACATTTGGCTTGTATATCAACGTGCTTGGTGTGAACACAAGCCTTCTATTACAGTTTCTGTAAAAGAAGATGAGTGGATGGAAGTAGGAGCATGGGTATATAAAAACTTTGATGAAGTTTCTGGTATTTCATTTCTGCCTCACTCAGAGCATACATACAAGCAGGCCCCATATCAAGAAATTTCAAAAGAAGAATACGAAACCTTAGTAGCAAAAATGCCTATTAATATTCGCTGGGAAGATCTATCATTTTATGAGACAGAAGACGGAACTTCAACAAATGCAACCCTGGCTTGCAGCTCAGACGGAAATTGCGAACTTGTAGATATTTCATCTTAGTGGTAGACTTATAGGATTGGGATAACACCCAAAATTCATGGGCACCCCGCCCACGAGGAGATGATAAAAAATGGCTATCAAAAACTTTGATAAAGCTGATTTAAATAAAGATGGGAAAGTAACCATGCAAGAGCAGATACTAGCAGCAATTGGAACATACGGAAGAGCATTTCTGGCAGCAGCCACGGCTCTATATATGACTGGCAATACAAATCCAAAGGATTTAATTGCAGCTGGAGTAGCAGCAGTTGCCCCAGTAATTTTAAAGGCCTTAAGCCCAAGCAACAAAGAATTCGGATTTGTGGCTAAATAATTATTAGTCAATTGGGAATGCCCTTATGCTAAAATAGTGTAAGGGTATTTTCTTTTTTAGGGGTAAAAAATGGCAGCTCAAAAAAATTTTCAAGTAGACGAGAATGCAACGTTTACTTTTGAGTTGCAATATCTCGATGAAGACAATCAACCTATACAATTAAATCACCACACAGCAAAAATGCAAGTAAGAGATACTCAAGGTGGAAAAAAATTAGCCTTTAGCCTTTCAGAAATAGATGGAATAACAATAACACCTTCACTTGGAAAACTTTCAGTTTCTATTTCAGCAGATAGAACAAAAAAGCTTTTTTATCCAAAATCTGCTTATGATTTAGTTTTAGTTGACCCTAGTGTAAATGTAACAAGATTGCTAGAAGGATATTTAACATTAAATAGGGCGGTAACCCTATAATGGCAACCCGCCTAATTGTCACCGAAAATAATCCATTAGTAGTAGTAAGAGCTTCAGGTTCCCCTGGAAGAACAATTATTAGCGGAGAGGGAAATCCAGCAAATTCTCTAGGCGTCCCTGGAGATTTTTATTTTGATACCTTAACAACAAGATTTTGGGGGCCAAAATCCCCAACCTCAAATACTTGGAGCGTAGAGAAGAGCTTTGTTTTAGATAAACAGGTATCCTTTATGTATTCTTGGGAAATGAGTCAGATCACTGGTCCAGTAAATGGACTGTATTCAGTAGTAATAAACCACAATTTACTTTTTCATCCAAACGTATCTGTTAAATCAAGCTCAGGTGATATACTGGAAACAGGTATAGACTATAATAGTACTAGTAGACTAACATTGACAATGGCCCAGCCATTTTCAGGGACAGCATATCTGTCCTAAAAAGGAGATAGAAAAATGGCAAGAAAATTTTTAGTTAGTATTGACCTCAACAAAAATGAGTTGCTCAATGCTAGAATTCAAAACTTAGGCGCAGCACCAAGTAGCCCAGTATCAGGTCAGATTTACTATAACACTGGCAACAATATTCTGTATTTCTGGAATGGTACAGAGTGGATTTCTACTTCTGGCTCTCTAGAAGTAATTACAGACGCAATTGGGTCTTACGTAGAAGGCGGAGTTGGCTTAACAAAAACATTTGACGACGCAACGAATGTAACAACAATAGATTTAGATAATACCGCAGTAACAGCAGGCACATACGGATCAATTACAAAAGTACCAACATTTACAGTAGACCAACAGGGTCGTTTAACATCAGCAAGCGATACAAATTTAGTTATACCATTAGATACGCAAACAACAGGTGACTATGTAGCAACTATTGTTGGAACAGCAAATGAAGTTACAGTTTCTCCAAATAGTGGACACAATGCCGCAGTAACAATTGGTTTGCCAGACAATGTAGAAATAACTGGTAACTTACAAGTTGGCGGAAACTTAAATGTTATTGGAACTGTTAACTCTGTAAATACCACACAGATTAATATTGAAGACAATAAGGTAAAGCTTAATAGCGGATTTACTGGAACACCCACAACAGATGCAGGAATTGTTGTAGAGCGTGGAACTTCAACAGATACAGAAATTTTATGGAATGAAACATCTGATACATGGACATTAACAAATAATGGAACCGCATATCATGCAATTGCTAGAAAATATTCAGAAACATTAGGCGCATCAGCAACCTCTTACACGATAACACACAATCTTGGAACAACAGATGTAACTGTTCAAATATTTGAGGCTGCTACTCCTTTTGCTCAGGTAGAAGCAGATGTTCAGAGATCAAATGCAAATGCTGTAGTCGTTAACTTTGCTTTAGCACCAACTGCTGGAGAATACAGAGTAGTTGTAGTAGGATAATAATGTCAAGACAAATGCTAGTACCACTTAAACTGTTAGCTTTGTCAACAGACCCAGTATTTGGACAAGTAGGTGAAATATACATCAATACCGTAACTAAAAATTTACGTGTTCATAATGGAACAATGTGGATAGAGTTAACTCCACCAAGTACAGACCCTACTCCATTTTATATGCATACGCACACATTTGATGGAGACGTACACACAATTGATATTCAAAACCAAGTTGACTTTAAATCATTATCTAATCCAAATACACCAGGAATAGTTTTACCACAAATTGTAGGATATGATGGAGGAAACCCATTAAGTAATTTAAATCAACCATCATATGTAGATGAGACATTGTTCGACGCAGGACTATTTGATGGAACAGCAATAACAGAAGAAGAGATTTTAGGGGGTGGCGGGTCTGACGATTTCGCTGCACCATCACTCGATGGAGGTAATTCATAATGGCATTTAAAATTCAATTAAGAAGAGACACTGCAGCAAATTGGACAACAAACAATCCACTTCTTTTAAATGGTGAAATTGGAATAGAAACCGATACACTTAAATTTAAAATTGGAAACGGATTCCAAAGATGGAATCTACTTACAAACTATGCATTCAAGCCAGGACAAGCAAATGGAATTGCTACCCTGAATTCTGACGGCAAGATACCTTTGTCACAATTACCAGATCAAATTTCGTTAGATACAGAGGCTGCTACTGCAATTCAAAACGCTATAAATAATTCTGGTCCATTTACAACATCAAGTCTTCTAGAAGGAACAAATTTATTTTTTACTAATGCAAGAGCAAGGACTGCAGGAGACGGATATTTTGATGTTTATGGATCTTCAGCACAAGCTTTAAATTCAGCCAATTCACATACAGCATCAAAATTCCAAGAAGCAATTACTACCGCAGCGGCAGATGCAACAACAAAATCTGCAAGCGCAGTAACTGCAGCGGGAGAAATTACAGATCAAAAAATTAACACCGCAATTAATCTTATTACTACTTCAGACATAGAAGAAGGAACAAACTTATATTTCACAACAAATAGGGTATCCGCAATAGTAGACCCATTAATTACTGACACTAGAAGCTATGTTGATTCTTCATTAGCTAATTTTGAAGTTCCGTCACCAATTACATCAACAACCCAATTACCAGAAGGCACAAATTTATATTTTACAAATGCAAGAGCCGTTACGGCAACAAATGCTGCACGTACCGCTTCTTTAAATGCTGCTCTTTCAGCTGTAGATGATTTAAGAACAGAAATTTCTAGCGCATATATTCCAATGTCAGATAGGAATATGTTAAATGGAGTAGCGGGGCTAGATGCTTCTGCTTTAATACCATTATCATTGATTCCATCTTCTATAGCAAGGACATCAGATATTTCTGCAGCAATAGCAAATGTTGTAGACGCAGCACCAGCCTCATTTGACACACTTAAAGAAATTGCAGATTATATTGCATCAGATCAAACTGGTGCATCAACATTAACAACTTTAATTGGAACAAAATTGTCTTCTGATTTGGCAGCAACTACATATGCACCAATTTCATCTCCGACATTTACAGGAACTCCAATAATTCCTGGTTATGCAACCTCTGCTAATCTTGCAGCTGCTTTAGCAGAAGCAAAATCATACACTGATACAGCAAAAAATGGATTAGAAAACTCTCTTGATAGTTATGTACTTGATTCAGATCGAAATTCTGAGAATGGAATAGCTGGACTAGACTCTAATAGCAAAATATTAGAATCTGTAATTCCAACATCTATTACATCAGCAATTACAGCGGCTGCCACTGCTGCATCTGCTAATATTAACGGAACATATACTAACGGAACTTCTTCTTCTAACATAAATAAAATTACATATAGTACAAACTTAACACCACCTGCAAGCGGTAATTCTGCTGGAGATATTTACATACAATACTAGGGAGCCTGAAATGCCGCTAAACATTTTTGATGGTTCCAGTTGGAATCCTTTAAAAAAGATTCAAGTCCACGATGGAACATCTTGGAATGATTCTAAAGCAGCCTATGTATGGAATGGGTCTGAGTGGAAAAACTTACTAGGAATAGTTCCAGTTAATACAGTTTTACCAACCCTTTCTTTACAAGGCTCATCATTTCTTTATGCTGCAGAACAAACAGTTTTAACAACAAATGGCACTTGGGAAAATTCGCCAACAACATTTGAATATCAATGGCAAAAAGCTCCATATCCTACATCAAATTGGTCTAACATACTTGATAAAACATCAAGTTCTTTGGCATTAACTGAAGATGAATGGGATTCACAACAAACATTAAAATATGTTGGTTACGCTGTTAGATGTAAAGTTTCGGCTACTAATGCAGATGGCAAAAATTCAGGAGATATATACACTCTATCAAGCCCAGTAATTGCTCCCGCCAACCTAGGAGATATAACTGTTAATGTTGTATCAAATGGTGTAGTAGAATTTACATGGGAAAAGGTAAGGGGTGCTAATGATTACTATATACAATACCAAGGACCAGAAGTAGCACTTACAGAAGTTACAAGTATGGTAAACAATACAGATTCTGCAAAGGGAGTTTATTCTACATCAGGAACTACATGTAAGTTTACAATTGACACAGGCTCTGCTTCGGGAACTTTAGGAATATTAATTAACCCAATGAATACATCAAACGTTTCTGGAACGTCATTAAGCGGATACGGTAAAAATGCATCGGTTACGGATTTGAAACCAAATAAACCTTCTGTTGCAGCAGGAATGCTTTCTTATAGTTACGGAGGCAAGATGGTTTGGTCTGCTAATAACATAACTGTAACTAGTTGGACAGTGTACAATGATGGTTCGGTATATGCAACCTCTGCATCCTCAAGTCCTAGTACTAATTTCTTAGACATAGATCGACCTGGTGCGTCTCCAGATACATTCGGGTCTTTTGTAGTATTAATTATTGGAACATCTCCAAGATTTTCAGAAACCGCTTGGCTTTCTTCTCCAGCTTTAACTATAACATATCCACCAGCACCAAATGACTGGTACTGCACAACTTCTATTAATGGTGGAGGCGTGGGTAATTGTGATTATACAAAACCTGGTTTTGATAACTCTGGCTCTGGCAGTGGCTTCTCTCGCCAGTGTACATTTGGAACAGCTTATCCAGCATGTCAATCAACTAATCCTCCACCAGCTAACACATGGAAATGCACAACATCTAGTCCTGGAGCTGGCGTAGGTAATTGTAGTTACACCGATCCTGGTTTTGATAACTCTGGCTCTGGCAGCGGTTATACTCGCCAGTGCACACTTGGAACAAGCTATCCAGAATGTCAATCAACTAACCCAGCTCCCGTACAAACTAACACATGGAAATGCACAACATCTAGTCCTGGAGCTGGCGTAGGTAATTGTAGTTACACCGATCCTGGTTTTGATAACTCTGGCTCTGGCAGCGGCTACTCTCGCCAGTGCACATTTGGAACAAGCTATCCAGAATGTCAATCAACAAATCCCGCAACAACATTTGCGCCACCGTTCTTCCCACCAGAGTTTTTTTCTCCACCAGAGTTTTTTTCTCCACCAACTTTTGGAGGCAAAGGACCCCTACCAACATTTGCGCCACCGTTCTTCCCACCGTTCTTCCCACCAGGATTTAAGGGTAAATGTTTAGCACCAGATGCTTTGGCTCTATCTAAAAATGGTTTTGTTAAAGCAAAAGATATACGAGTTGGAGACGAGCTAATATCTATTAGTAAATCAGACATAAGCTTTGATTCTGTACTAAAAGATAAAACATCACAAAGCTTATCAGAAAATATTCAATTTGAAAACGTTAAGGTAATTTCTGTAACAGAAAAAACTTCAACGCTAATTGGATTTAATGAAATAGGGAAGAACTATTCTATTACTCAGCCTATATTTATTAAGAATTCGGGCGGTATAGAATACAGAAATGCTGGAGATATCAATATTGGGGATGTCATTATAAGTATAGGCTTGGATGGCGTGGTTTCAGATATCGTAGTAGAATCTATTGAGACGGATAACTTTGAGTCAATAGTTTATGATATTAGAACCTCTCCACAACCTTGGTTTATTGTTAATTCTACTATAGCCATAGCATAAAAATTATGCTATAATTTTTAAAAAAGGAGATTTACCGTGTCTATAAAAAGAGATATTGATGGAGAAGTATTTTTAGTTCTCGTTGATAATGAGTTTGCTGGATGGTTTAGTATACCAACAGGGGACCTTGAAACAGAAATATTAAGATCAGGGCTATCAAGTAACCCTAAGATAATAAATTTTACAGATTTGCCTATAGAAATATCACAACTTCCAACCCCAGCATCTGGATGGAAATGGGACGGCACATCATTTAATAAGGATTAATTATGACTTCAAGGTGGCAAACAATAAAAGCTAACCTAGTTGACCCAAATACCGTAAAGCCATGGGACATGCTAAATCCAAATACCGTATGGACTACTGACGAAAAAAAAGAACAAAGACTAAATATTTGCAGGGGATGCCCTGAGTTCATATCATTAACCACACAATGTAAACAATGTGGCTGTATTATGAAAATGAAAACAGCAATGGAAGCAGCAGTCTGTCCTTTATCAAAATGGTAAAAAATCTTATTTATAGAAAATAATAAGGTATAATTATCTAAGCAACACAATCAAATATAGGGGGTAGTCAATTGGCCACCAATTATCCAACTAGCTTAGATCAATTAGTTAATCCTAATTCTTCCGACGAGCTATCATCACCATCTCATTCGCAGCAACATATAAATGCAAATGATGCTATTGAGGCATTAGAAACAAAAGTCGGTGTAAATGGTTCAACAGATCCAAACTCACTGTCATACAAAGTTTCAAATATTGAAACTACGTTAATCAATTTAGACAATAGCACAGACAACGTTATAGAGCTTCTTGGATTAGAAGGCAACAATGACCTTGCAGTCTATGGTATTGAAAACGCTACCAACTTAGATTCTTTTGCAAAAAGCGTATGGAGAACTGCTAAGTATAACATTCAGGTGACAAGGGGATCCGATGTGTATACATCAGAGATTCTTGTTTCCCACGATGGAACAGACATAATGGTTTCAGAATCAAACATAATTTCAAACACAAACAATAGTATATTTTCTTATACCTTTGAAGAAAACTCAGGTATAATTAGTTTAAGAGTCACCCCTGTTTCTGGTTCAATCTCAGTAAGATACGTCAGATCAGCGCTTAAAGCATAAATAAAAGCAGTAAGAGGAGTCATATAAATGGCAACAGTAACAAAAAACTTTAGAATTAAATCGGGCCTTATAGTTGAAGGTGCTACAGGTACAATCAATGGTCAAAATATACTTACAGAAACAGGCGGAAATGCTTACATCCTCAACCTTGTTGGCGGTGCCACTCTTGTAAAATCCGTAGACGCAGGAACATTTGCAGTCGATGGCGCAGGCAATCTTACAGTAAAGCCTAATACATTTGATGCATATGGATCAGCTTCATCTGCTCAATCAGCAGCAATTTCTGCAGCATCATCAGATGCAACAACTAAGGCATCTGCAGCACAGTCTGCAGCAATTACAGCAGCAGCAACAGATGCAACAACTAAGGTAGCAGCAGAAGCAGCACTTAGAGTATCTGGCGATGCAGCATCAGTAGCCACTGCAGCAGCAGACGCTACTACAAAGGCCAACGCCGCTCAAGCAGCAGCCGAAGCAACAGCAGCAGCTGCTCTTTCATCTGCAATATCAACAGAGGTTTCAAACCGTAACACAGCAATTTCAACTGCAGTAGATTCATTGGTAGATGGAGCACCAGCTCTTCTTAATACATTAAATGAATTGGCAGCAGCAATAAATGATGACGCTAATTACACAACAACTCTTACATCAGCATTAGCCACAAAAGCTAATTCAGCAGATGTTACTTCAGCAATTTCTACAGCAGTTTCAGATGCCGCTTCAGATGCAACAACTAAGGTAGCAGCAGAAGCAGCACTTAGAGTATCAGGCGATGCAGCATCAGTAGCGACAGCAGCAGCTGACGCAACAACCAAGGCTAACGCAGCTCAAGCAGCAGCAGAAGCAACAGCAGCAGCTGCTAATACAGCTCAGCAAAATGGAACTACAGCATTTACAGCATTAAACGTAAATGATCAAGCTAAGCAATTTGCGGCTTCATCATCTGGGACAGCAGCAGTTGCTGGAACAGCTTATGAGTGGGCAAAGTCAGATTATCGCTCAGCTAAAGTTCTTGTTAAGATTGACAACGCAACACACAATGAAGTTTCAGAAGTTTTAATAACACTAGATGCATCAGATAACGTAGCAATTACAGAATATGCAATTGTCGGAACTAATGGATCAAGAGGAACCATTACAGCAGATGTATCAGGTTCAAATGTAAGAATAAGAGTAACTCCAGTAGATAACTCAACAGTTAAAGTATCTGGAACACTTCTTAAATAATTAAATAAAAGGTATGGGGTCCTTCCAAAACCCCAACAAAACACTTAGGGGATATGTGAACTTAAATGGCAACAGTAAATAAGAACTTTAAAGTTAAGAATGGACTAAATGTCGCAGGGACTGCTACGTTTGAGTCTAATGTTGTATTAGGGTCTACTCCCTTAAGATTTGATACCGTAACAAATAAATTACAAATTCAGCTAAATGGCCAATGGATGCCAATAGCTTTAAATTCAGAAGTTCCAGACGAAAACACAATGATCAATTTAATGGACGTAGGTCTTGCAATTGATTACAATGGTGAGCCAATCTATACAATTCAAGCTAATGGGGTATCTACAACAGCAACTAAATTTGCTGATGGCGGAAGCCCATCAACTCCAATTTATGGAATGGTCTTTGATTCTGGAAACGTAGACTGGGAATCAACCCCAGATATAAGCTTCATGGATATAGGCCTTGCAATTGATTATAATGGTCAACCAGTATATACAGTTCAAGGTAACGGTGTTTCAACATCGGCAAATAAATATGCCAATGGTGGATATCCAAGTACTTTAGTATACGAATTAACTTTTGATTCAGGCACTTTAGTATAAATAAATAAATGGTATAATAATCTAATACAAAGTAACAAAGGGAGAAAAAAATGTCAACAGTAAGAATTCAAGTTCGAAGAGGATCAGCATCAGACTGGTCTGGAGTAAATCCAATACTTGCAGCAGGAGAACTAGGCGTTGAAACAGACACTAGAAAAATCAAAGTTGGAGACGGATCCACCGCATGGAATTCCCTTTCTTACATAGCAGCCGATGCACCTGAAATTGGAGAAATTTCACAAGACGCAATCAATACAGCACTTACAATGGGTGCAGGTTTAACAAAGACCTACAATGATGGCTCAAACACAATTACAATTAACGTAGACAGCAACGTTGTTGCTCTTAAGTCATACGTAGATTCAGCAGTAACTGGACTTACAAATTCAACAGCCAGTACATACTTAGAGAATGCGGATCGTGGAGCAGCAAACGGAGTCGCCTCTCTTGATGCAAACACTCAAGTGCCAAAATCACAATTGAATCTAATAGGATTATCAACAAATATTACAACAAGTGAAAACATAGAGGCACAAAATTTAACATTAGCTGGAAACCTTTTTGTTAACGGAACAACTGTAACATTAGACACAGCTACCTTTACAACAGAAGACCCAATGATTCAATTGGGTTCAACCAACGCAGGCAATGCTTTAGATCTAGGATTTGTAGCTAAACACAATGATGGAGTTGCTAATCACACAGGATTTGTAAGAGATGCATCTGCTAATAAATGGAAACTATTTACAGGAGTAACTGATACCCCAGGCCCTACAATTAATTTTGCCCAGGGAAGCCTAGACGACCTTGAACTTAGAGGCCTTACAGCAACAGATGTCAGCTTAACTAATTTAGTAGCAACAGGATCAGTAACACTTCCTGCAGGTTCTGTAGAGACAGCAGATTTAGCAACCGATTCAATAACTGCAGCAAAAATTTCAATTGGCGCAGTAACTGCAGAAAAAATTGCAGCTGATGCAGTAACTGCAGAAAAAATTGCAGATCTTGCAATTACAAATGATCATGTAAGTGGTACTGCAGCAATTCACCAAGACAAAATTTCTGGACTTGGTGCATCTCTTGCAGCTAAATCAGATTTGGCATCACCAACATTTACTGGTACAGTAACTCTTCCAAGTACAACATCAATTGGTACAGTTTCTTCAACAGAAATTGGATACCTAGATGGAGTTACATCATCAGTTCAAACACAAATTACAGCAGCGGTTACCGCTCTTTCAACCCATGAATCAGATACTACAAATGTTCATGGAATTGCAGATACAGCACTTCTAGCACTTAAGTCAGAGGTTGCTGCGGTAACACCAGCCACTTTAGGACTTGGTAATGTTGATAATACTTCTGATGCTAATAAGCCAGTATCAACAGCAACAAGCACAGCAATCGCAACAGCAAAGTCTGAAGCAATTGCAGACGCAACATCACAGGTAAGTGCACTTATATCTGGTGCACCAGCAGCAATGAATACACTTGATGAACTTGCTGCAGCACTTGGAGATGACGCAAACTTTGCAGCATCAGTAACAACTAGCCTTGGATTAAAGGTAGATTCTTTAACACCAATCGTTCGGAAGACAGAATCATATACACTTTCATCACTAACTGAAAGAGATGACTTGATCGAAATGGGATCAGGATCACCTATAACTTTAACAATACCAGCAGATGCAACTCTAGATTTCCCAATCGGAACATCTATTGATATTCTGCAGACTGGAGCTGGACAAGTAACAATTGCCCCAGTATCAGGAACAGTTACAGTTAACGCAACACCTGGCCTAAAACTTCGTACAACCTGGTCATCTTGTACTCTCTTTAAGAGAGCAGCAAATACATGGGTTGTCTACGGCGACTTGATGGCGTAACACAAATTTAAATAGTAAAAAAGGAGATTCAAAATGGCAGTAGGTAAGAAATTCGGTAAAAAGGCACAGGCATCAAATGACTTTTTGGAGCCAATGGCACCAACGTCAGTAACAGCAACAAACGTACCAGCAAATCGTGCATATAATAATGGACGGGCTGACGTAACGTTTTCTTTGCCAGAAAATTCACCTGCTGCCACATCCTTTACAGTAACATCCTCCCCAGGATCATTTACTGCTTCAGGAGCATCTTCTCCAATATCTGTAGTTGGTTTACAATCAAATACAGCATATACATTTACAGTAACAGGAACAAATGCAGTAGGAACTGGCGCAGCATCTGCTGCCTCAAATAGCATTACTGCAACAACTGTACCTCAAGCTCCACAAAGCCCAAGCGCAACTGCAGGAGTTAACCAAAACACAATTACTTGGACACAACCAGCAAATGGTGGATCTGCAATAACCAACTATTATGTTGCAGGTAATGATGGAACAAGTGGAAATACAACAGCCCTAACAATAACTATTGCAGATACTGCTAATACATCTCAGTATTATAATGTTTATGCAGATAATGCTAATGGTCGGTCAGCAGCCTCAGATAATACAGCAACTATTACTACTCAGGCACCGTTCTTCCCACCGTTCTTCCCACCGTTCTTCCCACCAGGGTTCTTTGCCCCACCAGGGTTCTTTGCCCCACCAGGGTTCTTTGCCCCACCAGGGTTCTTTGCCCCACCAGGGTTCTTTTCCCCACCAGGATTTAAGGGTAAATGTTTAGCACCAGAATCAGTTATTTTCACTAATACTGGATGGGTAAAGGCTAAAGATATTAAAGTTGGGGATCAAGTAGTAACAGTTGATAGCTCTAATATTAATCTTGAATCTATAACCGCAAATAAGACATCTGGACAATTAGATTCAACAGTTAAGTTTACAAATTCAGAAGTTATTTCAGTAACAGAAAAAACTGGAAAGCTAGTTGGATTTAATTACAGAGGTAAAGACTACTCAGAAACTCAGCCTTTATTTGTAAAAACCTCAAATGGTATTACCTATAAGAATGCAGGAGAAATTGAAATAGGAGAAATAATCCTAGGAGTAGATTCAAATGGACTAGTCCAAGAAACTCCAGTAACCTCAATTGAAAAGGGTGAAGCAGAATCAACTGTTTATGATGTTAGAACATCTCCACAGCCATGGTTTATCGTTAATTCCTTCCTAGTAATAGCTTAAATATCTATAAAAGAGGGGTAGCCCACAAGCTGCCCCTCTTTTTGCTATTGTATTTGTAAATTCAAAATGATACAATAAAGGCATGACTACTATAAATGACCAATATGGATTTTCTTCAAAAGAAGAGCTTTTCCCAGGCGTGTGGGTATACAGAGATGTAATTAAAAAAGATTTAGATGTTATTAATAGATTAAACACGATAGGAAATTCTGCTAATAAAGAAGGAGATTCCAGATACAATTGGACATTCGGCTTTGTTGGATATAGTGATAGAATACCATCATATAGAGATTGCGAAGATATTAAAATTGGAGAGATAATTAGTCCAGCTAATGAAACCCAGAAACTAGTTGGAGAATTATGGTCTGATTTAAAAAAAGCACAAGATGTGGCAGTTGCAGACTATTGCGCTAAATATAACGTAAAGATGAATTATTGGGAAGTCATGAACTGTATTAGATACGGCAAGGGACAACATTTCCAAGAGCATGCCGACCATGGATTTTCATATAGTGCTACAGTATCATTAGTTGCTTATGTAAATGACGATTATGCGGGAGGAAATTTATTTTTCCCTAAATTAGGCTTAGACATTAAGCCAAGAGCTGGTGATTTATATATTTTCCCATCTACTTATTTGTTTTCACATAGAGCAATGCCAGTAGAAGATGGCATGAAGTTTTCTATTGTAACAATGCTTGATTATAATGATCATGCTCACAGACAAGAGTTTTTTGAAGCAAGAACCAGATGGCTAGAAGAAGATGCAAAAACTGGCAAGAATTCGTATGCATAAAATTAAGGCATATACAATAAGAGATGGCTACGGAGAAGTTTTTCCTCTTTCAATTAAAAGAGATTGGATGGATAACACTTGGGACTCTCACGCATACAAATGTTTTCCAGTAGGGCTAACTAATCAGCTTGGCTGGGGAATATCGTTTCCCGAAGATATATCTTTTATATGGGATGGAATAACGGACAGCACCCCAGATCATGTTAAAATTTTATCTGGTGAAAAATATGCTTATTCTGGTAGAGCCAATGCAACTATAAGTTTTAATACAGGAATAATGTTTTCTACTGAAGAAAATTTAAGTCTTCTATCTATGCCAGTTCCAAATTTATTTATTGACGGTGCTGTGCCTTTTACAACTCTAATAAGCACATCATTTTTTAGAGGAGAATTGCCATGTGCCTGGATGATAACCAAGCCAAACGAGGTTATTACGATAAAGGCGGGAACACCTATAATTGCAATATTGCCAATAGATCTAGAGGGCCTACAAAACTCAGAAATAAATTTTGATAGCGTAGAATCTTTGCCAGACCCCAAGTTCGATTCAACCGAATACTCTAATGTTATTTACGATTTAAATAGAAAAGCAGTTTGGTCCAATTTTTATAGAGATGCCGTAGATCATCTTAAAAATTCCATAGGAAGCCATCAAGTAAAAGCTATTAGATTTAAAGTCAATCATGAATTAAACAGGGGAAATGATATAATAGATAAATGAAGCTAGCAAACCAATGGACAGAAGATCAAAAACCAAAATCTATTACTCCGTCTGGATTTTTTGGAAATTCAACAGACAACATTGTTGAAATTAGAGACTTCCTTACAATAGAAGAACGTAAGAGGCTGATGGATTTTGCCCTCAATAATAAAATTTGGGACATAACAGAAACACATAGGGATGCCGATGGTTTAGTTTTATATGACCATAAGGTTTGGGAAGATAGAGTTTGCACATATAACTCTTTAATGGCATCAGACCCATCAATTTTAGAATTAATTTATAGCATGATAGCAAGACTTAAAATAGAGGTAGACGCATTTTTTAATGTTGATGCAAAAGAAACTGGTCCAGCAATTGTTAGGTGGCCTGTTGGTGCAAGACAAGAGCCACATGCAGACAAAGAATTTCATTCTGGCCCAGAAAAAGGAAGAGCAAATGATTTTCCTTGGTATGACCTGGCTGGTTTATTTTATTTTAACGATGATTATGAAGGTGGAGAATTATATTTCCCACAACATGGAATTGAATTTCAGCCAGTAGCTGGAGCAGCATATTTTTTCCCAGGTGACATGAATTATACACACGGGGTAAGACCAGTAAAATCTGGAAATAGATTTACATCTCCATTCTTTTGGACGATACAAAAACATACAGGAGAAAAACAACCATGAGTGAATTAGAACATATAGAGCTTTATCCAAAAGTTGATGTTTATAGAAATGTCTTAAAAGACCCAGCACAACTATATGAAGTAATGAACGCTTCAGAAAAGACCTCAGAAGGAAAATATTTTTTAAAAACTTGGGATCCATGGGCCCATTTTGGAACGTATACTCAGAAAAAAGATATAAGGCAAGTTCCTGCAGAAATTCAATCTACAGAAATGTTTATCAAAGAAAAGGCATTTGTTGAAGAAGTTGAGGCGGCATATAATAAAGTTATCACTGACTACATAGAAAGACACAACATCGAGTTGCCAGAAGGCTGGCGCTTCAGCGGATCCTCTTATTCTAAATATCATGCAGGAGTTGACAACCTTAAGAGTAAACTTACCATGCAGTATCATACAGACCATATAACATCACAAAAAGATATGCCTGGGGATAAATTTTCAATTACCTGCACAATGTATATTAATGATGATTACGATGGCGGAGATATAGAGTTTTATATTAATGGGCAATTCATTAATCATAAGCCAAAAGCTGGTGACATTTTAGTATTTCCCTCAACAGAGCCATATTATCATGGGGTAAAAACAATTAATAGCAATGAGAAATTTTTTGTTAGAAATTTTATAATGACCCCTCACAATGGCACAGAAGAATGGCTTGCCAACCAAAGAAAATTTGGTGCTTACAAATGGGCAAAAATGGAGCAAGAAAGAATTGATTACGACGATAAAAGAAACATGGTTTATTTTAATGACGGAGTTCCAGTTACATATGAAGAGCATGTTGAAAAGCAATTTGGCGTCCCATTTGATGCTGAAAAAGAAAAGGGGATAATGTAATTATGGAAAGAGATATGGTTATAACTAGACACAAGCCAGATATTGTGCAATATGACAATTTTTTAACCCCAGATGAATGTAAATCAATTATTGATGTTCTAGCTATTAAGATGGAAAAAGAACAATTGAAGTGGATGCCAATTTCATTTTATGAGTCATACTCATCAGGCACTCCAGAACTAAATGACCCAGACACAATTGCCTGTGGCTTACCAGGAGATTTTTTTGTAGATCTTAGACAAAGAGTTATAGATGCTACTGCAGATATGGCTGAAAAAGATCCAGCACAATTGTCGCAAATAAGCTGGCACTCTCAAAGATGGGCTCCAGGAGCTTTTGCAAATATGCATTCGGACAATACCTCTAATGATGGAGTTTCAGGAGCATTTACTAGAAGTAGATATGCAACTTTTCTTTATTTAAACGATGATTTTGAAGATGGTATTTTAAACTTTAAGCATGGATTAACAATTGTTCCAAAAACTGGAACCCTAGTAACATTTGCTGGAGGATTCCATAACATGCACGAAGTTACAACAGTTAAAAAATCTATAAGATACACTCTTGGATCATTCTGGGATGATAGAGAAGAAAGTGATTATCCACAGGAAGTTAGAGATGCTTGGGCGGCAGAACTTGCTGAGGTTAGAGCAATGCAAGCAGATGAGGCTATTGAGTGGGAAGACTACAGAAATAAAGGATTAAGAATAACTCCCCGTGGAGAAGTATATCCAGCATCAGAAGTAGAGAGCTAACATGCAAAATAATGTAGAGTTTAAGCAGTTTATAATGTTTGATCTTAAAATGCTTTCAAACGACATATGGTATTGGGAAAATGCCTTAAGCTTTCCAGAACATTTAAAAGATTTTATAGACAAAATAGACCAAGAGCCAGAATCATATTCCAGAATATCTAAATGGGAAAATTGGACTGCTAGCAATGATTCTAGTCTAGTATACGGTAAAACAAAAACAATAAATGCGTCTGCCTTAAAAAAAACTACTGGATCTGACATGGTAGATAAAAAAACTCTTTATATTGCTAATAGTTTTTCAATGGCTTTTCAAATGTGCACCGATAGATATTTGGAATCTAGAAAGTTAGATAAAAATAAATATAACCTAAATCTTGATCGCATAACAATAAAAGCTTGGAATGAAGGACAATCAATGGGCCCACATTTTGATGGACAAGATGGAAATAAAGATTTAGCATTTTCTTTAGTAGCATATATTAATGATGATTATGAGGGCGGAGAGATTAATTTCCCAAACCATAATGTGACTATAAAGCCAAAAGCTGGAAGCCTAATAATGTTTCCATCACAAGAGCCTTACATACACGAAGTAAAGCCTATTGTGTCTGGTACTAGATACATGAGCCCAGCACACGTATATATTAAGTAGATAGGTGGTATAATAAAAAAATGAGCACAGGAGTAAATGGCTGGAGATTTCCAGACTACACAGACACCCCAGACGTACCTAGAGACCTAGGAAACCTTGGCGCTGACATTGCGACATTCATTGCCGCTAATCCAGGCCCACAGGGCCCTTCAGGCACCTTA